TCCATTATCACCACATAATTCCATTCTTCGTTCATGGAACATATTTAATTGATCATATGTAGTAACTTCTGGAACATCTAAATTCTTAGTTTCTTTTTGTGAAACAGTAACTTCTTCCTGGCCTACTTTAATTAATATCTCTGTTTTATCTGGAGATATTTCTTTAATAAATAAGTTTGGATTATTATCATCACCAACAAGATTTCTATGAAAATTTAAAACAAATTTAAACGTTCCTTGAGAGATACCATTATCTTGAAAGTTTTTATAAACATCAAATTGAAGAAAACTTTCATCTGTAGAAAAATGTTTCCAATGTTCGGCTGTATGGTCACTTGTTAGATAACTTCCTTGTGTATTATATATGTGTAACTCAATTACTTCATCTAATGCCGGATCATCAAATTTGTTTATTTCAATTAATTCAGTTTTGATAATTTCTTTATCATCAGCTGTAAGCTGGACCGCATCCAATGGACGACTTGAAGCTTTAATATTTTCACCGTTTAGATATTGTTCTAACATGCTGTCCTTTTTTATAAATCAAATAATTTATTATAATTAGCTAAATGAGACTTTTTAAAATATGGGCCATCTTTCATATGCCTTTCAAATTTTTTCTTGTTCATTGCTCCTGCCCCATTACCATAACCTGGTGCATCTCTTTCAATTTTAGCGCTACTAATTTGGTCATTCCAAGATACCTTGTTAACAGATGTAGTCCCTACGAGACCTCCTAGTCCAAGGAATCCACGCCTACTATATCTTGTTACTGTCGTGGAGTCCATTGTATCAGATGTCGCATTCCATATCTTATATTGGTCTGCATTAGCTGGTCCTCTTAATGTTTGTTTCTTGCCTTTAAATGAACCATTTTGATATATTTTTACAGTATATCCATGTGGTATACGAATTGATGAAACATTATCATTACCACCTAATTGACTACCCTTGCTATATTCGCCAATTCCTAAATCTTTTGTCCATCCTCCCATATTTGTATGTTGAGCAAATCTAACTTTATCATTTGCATTAAAGTCTCCTCGCGTAACTTTATTATTTGGTCCTATACCAAGATGCTGTAATTGACTCCAATTCATAGCTGTTTGTGTTGTATCATTATCTTTGTCCCAGCTTTTATCTGTTCTTGGATCTCTATGAGGTGGCTTTTTCATTATTGTTGCAAAATGATCAAATCCAAAACTTACTTTGTACATTCGACCCTTACTGACATAAAAACGTTTTACATATTTTCCTTGATCATATGCAACAATTAAAGTTCCTTCCCATTTCTTTGTTAATATTTCTTCAGCATTAGGTTTATAAATTTGAGATTCTTTAGCTGGCTTCATTGTTGCATCTGGATGGTATTCTGTCCATCTTTGTGCTAAGTTAGGTAAATATCTTGGATCTTCTTTATCTTTTGCAGGTTTAATTATATCTCCTGCTTCATATTCACACCCATTAAGTTTTGAAAATACAGTATTTGTATTATATTGGAATCCATCTCTAGCTGGTTTACCCCATTCTATTTCATCGTCATCAAAAGCACGTAAAAACTTCGCTATTGTAAGTATCTCTGATATTTCTGCTCTTGGAACTATCTCAATATCACCATATGTTAATTGTCTATCTTTCATGAAAACTTCAAGATTTCTTCCTGATATATGATTTGTTAAACCATGGATTGCAACATCTTGTGATACTACAGAATCTCCATCTGTTGTATGAATTCTACTACTTTTTATTGCATTTTTTCCGCCTGGTTCACCATCATAGAATCTATATCTAATTCCTTTCCAGCACATATACATCCTACCAGCAACACCTGTTAAGTCTCCAGCAACATTGATTTCAGTTTTTATTTCCCAATCTTTTCCAAATTCTTCTTCAGCTGTTTTTGGATTATCATCTTCATCTGGGTCATCTTTTGTAACTGTATTATCAACAGTTACTACTTCAATATCTTTATCTTGTATTTCTGGTCCATCTACAACTGTAATTTGTTCTGATGTTCCGTATAAAGGATCTTCTCCATATCCTGATAAGAAATGACTAAAAGTTGTATCTACAGCTTCCATAAATGATTCAACAGTTGGCGCCTCAGTTAATAATGGAACCTTTACTGGAAAGTTTTCATCTTCTTTTTCTTCTTTATATTCTAATACACCAGTAGGAGTTCGTAACGGCTTTCCTTCAATTAAAGCAATATCATCATCAGTTTTTGCAATTGTTCCATCTGGTTTAATCGCATCTCCTTGATTTTGGATAGTAGGTTTAAGACCTAGCGGTTGGTCTAATCCATTGAGTCTTTTGTTAAGCCTCTTAAAGATTTGATCATCCGTAGCTACTCTTGTTTCTACTGCTTGTTTAGTTGGTATATTTGCCATTTTATCTTACCACTTTAAAATAATAACCATTATCAAAATATTTTATAATGTTATTATCATATTTTGCTCTAATTTTAAACTTATAATATCGTTCAGGACTCAATGCATCCATCCAATAATTAAAATAACTTCCTTGTTTATCATTACTAATACATGTATATGTATCATCATAATCTAATAACGTTTCTCCTGTTACTGCATCACATACTGCATAAGATGCTGAATTTGGAGGTAATATTTCATTTGTTGTATAATGAGATGCTGTAGAATATGTTTTAGTTGGGTATTGTGATCTTATTCCTAATCTAAATTGTGTTCTAGATCCTTCTGGATATGATTCTTCTATATTTTTAAAATATACTATTGGTCCTCCAGATGCTGTTACATTTGTTTCTGTTAAACTTGCCGTACCTGCATTTGATATATCTGGCCAGACAACTTCTAACTTAGGAGCATATATTGTATGAGTATCTTTAGAGAAAAACTTTAAATTAAAGTTTTCTGCATTGTTTACTTCATCTTCATATTTTTGTTTAATTATAAGACCATTATTTGGAATATGGCCGTTCATCCATTTTATTACTATAGGAGTTATTTCCATTCTTACATCAGGTGATATATAATTAAATTGCTGCGATGCTTCATATCCTGATCCTGTCCACCATGCACCTCCTCCTTGTGCATTTGTTAGGCCTGCTGATGTATTTGCGCTATGGGCTGATCCTGTATTCCATACAGTTTTGTTATCGTCATTATCTCTATAATACCAAGAAACTCCGTTTCTAGTTTCTGGCAGATCTGCATAATTACCTGCTCCATTATTCCAAGACTCAGAAACTGGATAGGCATGTAATGAATATGATATAGGTAAGTCGGATGCATAAACACTTTTCATATTTAAATAAAATTTTCGTGTATGTACTGATGATCCCATTTCTCCATTACTAATTGACTTAGATAATTCAGTAAATTGAGTTCCATTAAAGTCTACTAATATACGAGTATTAAAAGAAGCAACTTGAAACAAGTCATCTAATCTAGAACCAGAAGTTGTTTTTACTAATTCTAAAATTTGATCTATTCCAGTATTCCTTTCCGGATACTTTTCATATATAGTTGCATCTCTTTCTGTATATATTTGATAATGTGCCATAATCTATTCCCTTTATATTCCTACAATTCTACCTTTAATATCTGAATTAGGATATCTTATTTCAAATATACATGGATCTAATGATGGATAAATTATATTATTTAATGTTGCCGCCTTTATATCATATACATTTCCTGCATATCCTGAATTTGTATCATATAAGTTTTTAACTGTTACATCCGATACTGTCTGAACTCCTTCTACATTATCTAAATTAGTATATAAATCTGATATTACAATTGGAGCATTGATATGCATATTATCTGCAGATAATAAATCCTTTAATTTATCTATACATTTAACTACAACCTCTGATCCATTATAATTTGGTTTTGGTATTATTTCAAAATCAACTCCAAAGTTAACAACAAATGCATTTTTAATGTTTATTGCATCAGTCATTAATCTAAATTGAGATAAATATGTTTTTACGTTTTGTTTTATTGCAGGATTAAGTGGTACTATTTGTTTAATTGAATTATATCCCATACAATAAATATTCATTGCTAATGGGTTTGGTATTTTTGCATCTGGATCTGTTGAATCCACTTGTTCATCTTGTATAATATAAGCTTTTGATATAGATCCAAATTTTGATGGCATTGTATAACACCTTAATATATAATCTTCTTTTGTTACTGCTCTGTTTTGTGCTGCAAATATACCTAATGCTTTTTGTCGAACAGTTTCAATTGGTTCTATAGATGCGGCTCCTTTTGATGGTACAGGATTATTTACGGCTAATGAATCTTTGGCTTGTTTTAATAATGATACATCTAAATTATTTGTTTGACTTGTATATGTTTTTGATGTAACATTTTGTATTGTATTTGCAGGAACATTGTCTTGAAGACCTTTACCTTTTGAATATCGTACAGTTAATGTTGTTTGTGATGGGGCTTGTCCATAAGTACTTGAATATAAAAAGTTTGCTGGATCTACAGATAAATCTACTTCTCTTTTTAATCCTTTAATTCCTAATCCAACATTTTCTGGATTTGGTACTAAATCTCTATCATGTTCTTCTGATATACCTGCTCCAAATTGTAATTCTAACTTTTTATCTGCTCTAAATCTTGTTACAAATCTTTTTGCTGTTCGTTTTAATTTTAAAATATATGGAACACTACTATTATAAGAACTTAGTTCTGGATCAATATTAGGAGTATTTCTTATTGATTCTTGTATTGTATCTTGTGCTAAATATGGAACTTCATACCAACGATTACCTTGGTCATCATATACATCAATTACTTCAATGATATCTTCATCTGGTAATACTATTTTATCATATGTTTTTGGTTCCTGAAAATTATAATCCATTGTAGTTATTTCTCCAGAAACTGCTTGAACTCGTTTTTTAATAAGATAATATGTCGGTGTTCCTGTACTCTCATCTACTTGATATACAGTAACTGTTCTAGAACCTATTCCTGAACCTGTTGCATTAAAATCTACTGGCATTAATGATCTAAAATTAATTCCTGTATTTGATTGCACTACCATTCCTGCTTCAAGTGTCAATGCATATTTATAATCTGGTTTTGCATTGATACCAGTTCCAATTGCTGGTACTGTTTGGTATACTTCTAAATCAACTAATGATGACACCATATTTTTTGCTTGGTATCCAAATGCATGCGCAATTGCATTAACATTTGATCTTTCTTCAGCTGCTCCTAATAATGATTCTTTAAGATTACTATCAGTATAATAAGCTAATACATCGCCTACATATGATGCCATTTCCATAAACATCATTCCAGGTGATGTTTCATTAAAATCATTATATGTATTTGGAAAATAATTTTTTGAAAAATTTATTAAATTTTGTCTAAATTCACCAAAATCCTTACTTAAATATTTTACATCTTTTTTAATTAAATCCGCCATAAGTTATTCCCTATTAATATGCTCCTGCCATTGTAGATGCATCTACAGTTGTAGTTGAATCTCCATTACTTACCAATGTTATTGCTTGTTCTGCACCTTGCTCAGTTACTCTAAACGTTAGTTTAATAAATAATGTATTTTGAATTAAACCATCTTTTTCTTTATTATCAATATTAATTGCTGATACTTTAATATATGGTAACCAATAGCTAATTGCATCTTGAATTTCTTTATTTAGTTTTACCACTAATTCTGGTGAATTAGGTTCAAATACTCTATCTTTAATTCTTACTCCAAATGTTGGCTGCATATATCTTTCACCTGGATATGTTAATAATAAATTTTTTAAATTTGATAAGGCTTGTTCTTCGGTTGTATATGACAATGGAAATTTACCAGGTATTTTTTTTGCACTAGCATTTACTGTTGTTGCCGCAGATCCTGATACTGATTCATATGCATCGGTTGGTTTAAATTCTGCAACTGCATTATTTGCTCCATTAAATGGTAACATTACACCAATAGCAATATCTTCTTCTATATCAATAGGATTGTAAGAATACAATGGTCTGCCACCTCCTTTGAGATATGCAGATTGTCGCTCTTTATTAAATGTCCTATTATTTGCCATTTATCTTATACTCCCATTTTACCATTTTTCTTATTAATTGCCTTTATTAAATGACTATAATCTTTATTAATAGCATTATTAACTGCTTCTAATTCTTTAGTTGCAGGCTTAACTGCTTCTCCATTAATACCAACCATTTGAGATTTTCTAGTAGGGCCCATTTGAGGATAATCATCCATCATTCCTGCTGCAGGTCCTTCCATCATTGATGCAAAATCACCAGTTGCTGCTGTTTCATTTAATAAGTCATTAATCATTGAATTTTTTGCAAATTTTTTCTTTTTTGCATACGGACGAGTTGGCATAGGATTTTCTGCAATTTCAGATAAATTTATACCATGATCCATAACTTGTTTATCCGATATTACATTTTCATTTAAAGCTTTTGTTACAGCTTTAGAAACTTCTTCTCGAATTACTTTTCGTAAAATTTTTACAAAACTCTTTGTATCCATAGTTTTCTCCAATTATTTTAATATAAATATGAAGATACCTAAATTTAGGTACTTGTTATAAGGTCTTATTCTGAGGACTTTTAATTTGAGGAAGGCTTGAACGTAATGGGTTTATTAATGCTATATTAATAGCTGGTCCGGTTGGTCCTCCTGCATTTGTATAAGTCAGTTTAGACAATACATCTAATAATCCATCTAACCATTGTTCTAACTCATTTCCTAACACTATTGGTTCTTCTGCTCCTAAACCTAAATATATTTCTGGAGCATTTACTGTAAAGTGTTGTCCTGCATCTACGCCAACAACTTCTAATGCTGAAAGTCCTATATGAGTTCCTGCTGACATTAGAATAGATTCTGCTCTTGCATTAAACAATAGCCTATCAGATGTAATAATTACTTGTGGTCCAGCATATTCTCCTCCTCCTGATGTTGGACTAGTAGGAGGCGGTGTATTTTGATTTAATGGTTTTT